TCTTATAGAGTGACGGGAAGTCATTATAAATATCAAACAGCCCTTGTAAAAGGAAATTGTTTAGAGTTTAGAATTCCAAGCAAATTTGAGAGCGTTAAACAAATGATGAGACGATACGAGTTGTTTTATGAGTTGGTTAATTTTTCAATCAACAATCAGAACACTAGCTTTAAAGCATTCTTGAAACACATCAAGCCAATTATATTGTCAATGTATAGTGGAGACGTGGCAAAGGTTGATTTGGTGATGAATTTATCGGTACATTTTCAGAAATTCATTGATACGGGAGTGATTCACGAAAGCATAGCAGAGTTCTTAGGGTGAAACCTAAGGGCTTTGCCCGTCCACGAGTGAGTGCTCGTGCTGATGAGCCAAAAATGGCGAAACGGAAACCAATTTAAAACATTCAATATGAAGGCAGAAATTTCATTAAAAGAGTTCTTTATAGCCTTAGTGCTATTAAGCATAGCAAGAGCAACCGCAAGTGGCAAATTACAGCAGTACATTCCATTCAATTCAGTAGAGGGAGAAATGGCTTTGGCAGTTCTTAGTGTGACATTTGGTGTGTTGTTACTACTAACATCAATCAAAATCAAGCGATGATAGTGCGGTAACGCAAAGGTCGAGGAGGGCAAACCTCCTCCCGTCTCGAAGTGAGTGCTTCGGCTGATGAGACCAAAAGGTCGAAACGGAAACTTTAATTTAATTTAATATGGCAACAAAAGTATTAGTAATCATTACAGATGACAAGGTTTATTCAACCTATGTGGAGACAATTTGCTTCGTGCAGAATTACAGCAACGAGGCAGAAAAAGACGAGGCAGTTTTACAGGCGAAGGCAACAGCATTTAGTTATGCTTGTAGTTTCGGATTCGTTTACGTTGACACAATCACGTTAAGAGGAAACCTAACAGACCAAGACATTTTTAATTATTTAAGCAATCACAAAATTTAATCAAATGGAAACAGGAGACAAATTTATTCACAAGTACAATTCAAGTATTGAAATTGAATTGATTGAGCCAACTAGAAGAGGTTGGAAAGTATATCAAATTGAAAAGGGTAAAAAGAAAATTGCTTTTTTCGATAGCCAAGATATTCAAGGCAACAAATCAATCTTTAACTAAAACAAAACAAGATGACAAAATCAAATTTAGTGTCCTTAAAGACACAAGCAGAAATCGAGAGGTTTCACAACTTACTAATACGTTGTGGAAACATTTATTTAGCAGACATAAACAGAGTTGATTTGGCTTACAACAAAATAAAAGACCATGTTGAAAACCAATACAGCAAAGGGTTTATTAAATTTTAACAAAATTTTAACACTAATTATTTTAACAAGTCTAATTCTCGTCTTATTTTTGTCGAAAATTAGTTCATTAACCTTTAAAATCAAAAATTATGACAACAGAATTTACAGAAGTACAGGCTAAAGCCTACCTACAGCAGAGAGGTAAAACATCAGGGCGTTTTTACGTTAATGTATTCGGGTGGAGTTCATACTTGACCCTTGAGCCTACATTTGCGACACCAACCGGTAAAGTAAAAGGATTTCCAAAAACCAAAATAGTAAAATTATGAGATTAATCACACAAAAAATCGTAACAGCTTTCGAGCAAAGGAGAGCCTTAAAAATTGACAACAGCGAGACAAACGGGACAAGCCTATGGCTATTCAACAATAAAATCGCAGAACACAGAGAGGGTGGAATATGGATTACTAATGCAGGGTGGAGTAGTAAAACCACTAAGGAGAGACTTAACGGACTTACGGGCGTAAACATCACGCAGAAAAGAGGCGAGTGGTTTTTAAACGGGCATCGTTGGGACGGAGAATGGATTTGCTTGAATGACTTGACCTTGCTTGAGGAACAGTCAAACGAGCCTGAGTTTGACGTAACAAGCGAGTGGAATGGAGTGTACAGTGAGCCAAGGTATTCAGTATTTCATACGAACGATGAGACACAACTTGAGGTGGTGGAAAATATGTTAAATTCAGCAGACATAAGAACACGCAGAATGTATTCAGACACACAAGGAATGTACAAGCCAAACCATTTTATCGTGGTGTCTGTGGCAGACTTTGACGGAGCAAAAAATTTAATTCAATAATCAGTGTCTTTGAAGACACACAAAATTTAAAAACATGGGAAGATATTATAGTGGAGACATTAATGGTAAATTTTGGTTTGCATTGCAACCGAGTGATGCACCAAGCAGATTTGGTGGCGAAGTATTCGAGCCACAATACATTGAATACTATTTCGATGAAGAACATTTAGACGTTGTAAATGAAGAGATTAAAAACATTAAAGACTCTTTAGGCGACAAGGTAAAAGTACTCGAAGACTTTTTTAAGGAAGGTGCATCTTATAACGATGAAACACTAAAAGATTTAGGCGTAACCAACGAAGAACTGAGAGACTATGCTGACCTAGGTTTAGGCATACGGATACGAGATTTTTTAATCGAGAATGGGGAATGTTCATTCCAAGCAGAGATATAAACATATAAGACATATAAATTTTAAAAACATGGGAGCAACAAAAAAAACATTTGAGATGACAAATTATTTAGCATGTGCTATTGCAGAGGGATTCTGTGAGGGAGAGGGAGCAACAAGAGACGAGCAGATTCAGGCGTGGCAGTATTTACACGACACAGGACTTGCGTACAGCCTACAGGGTTGGTACGGGAGAACAGCCAAGCAGTTGATTGAAGAGGGAATTATTAACGATAAAAAACAATAACTATGAGAGCAATACTAAGATTTTTGCAAGAGTTAGCGAAGGCTTGTCCGAGAGAGACAAAGTGGTAGGCAAACTGATGAGACTTCAATAGTCGAAACCCGATTCAGTTCGGGTCTTTGTCAAACATTTAAAATTAAAATTATGATTCACAAAATCGCAGAAATGTTCGGAATGGAGAGCAACGGGTATGCTTCTATTCACACAGAAAACTTTAACGAAAATCACGACCTACCTTGCTACATACCTGAGAACGCAGAAGATAAATACGACATCTTTAGCAGAAACGACATCAAGAGAGACGTTATTGAATGGCTCGATAGAGAAGACACCAAGGAATACTTGAAAGAAGTTTGGGACGGATTTATGCCCGAGATAAATGATGAGTTGATAAATAGTTGGGTCGAAATGGTTTACGATAACATATCGTGGGAGTTTCCAAGTACTTATTTAGAAAAATTTTTAATGTAAAAACTATGAGAGATAAAGTGGTAGGCAAACTGATGAGAATTAAATATTCGAAACCTAAGCAAGTGAACTCGCTTAGGTATTTGTCAAACAATTAAAATTAAAACAAGATGAACACAACACAAGAACAACAAACAAAAAAAAATGTACTAATCGACATGTTAGAGGATTATAACAATATAAAAAACGATTGGTATATTGAAAAAATAGTAAAGGAATTAAGAGAAACAATTTAAAATTAAAACTATGAATAAAATTTATTGTGACATTTGCGACCAAGCAAGTGTAGAAACGTTAGAAGTACCAACAGAAGAAACTTTTTATTGTTGCTCAATGTGTACGGATAATAACAAAGACAGAGAAATTAAAGATAATAATTTCAATTTTGTAATTGACTATAAAAACTAAAAATTATGGAAGAGATTTATTATTTTGAGGGAATACCTCAAGACTTATTTGAGCATCCGGAAAAGTTGCCGAAAGAAATTCAAAACATTATAGAAAAGTACATTGACGCAGACTTATTCACTTGCGATGACACTAAAGCGTTATTAAAAGAGTTACAGATAAACGGATATACTTTTGATTACGGATTGGATTGTCAACCATTTAATCTTAGACCCTATGGAAGATAATCGTACCTTCAGAATTACATACGGAAATAAATTTGTATGCAACATGTTAGCCCGAACATCATACGAGGCTATTGACAGAACATACAACAAATACATTGTAGAGTTTCCGCATTTGTCAAGAAAAAAAATTAATGCAAAAAAACTAAGATAAATTTGGTAGTGTCTAAATTTTGTCTTACCTTTGTCTAAATTTAATTAATTAATCAGAGTTCTGTGTCTTCAAAGACACTACTCACAAATCAAATCAAATTATGTGTATTATTATTGTAAAAAAAGCGGGGCTTAAAGTTCCAACAGATGTATTAAAATCATCAGCAAAAATCAACCCTCACGGATTGGGTATTGTATGGCTTGATGACTACAGCGTTAGCTATCACAAATCAGCAGAGTATAAGTTACTCAACACAGACAGACCATTCATTGCTCACTTTAGGTATGCGACCGTTGGAGCGATAAACAAAGAGAACACGCACCCGTTTGTCTGTGGCTCAAATAAGAATGAATTGCTTATGATGAATGGTACAATCAAGGGGCTTGGAAACTTAAAGAAAAGCGACAGCAAAGAGTTGGCAGAGATACTTGGAGAATTCCCTCGTCATACTTGGAAAGAAGAGTTGGAGCGTTACGATTGCAGATTCGTAACAATGAATACTAGAAACAAATCTTATCAGATGTACAACAGAGAGGATTGGCATAAAAAAGACGGGATTTGGTACAGCAAGGACAACGTTCTTGAGACAAATGTTGTGGCAGTTTACGGGACTTTAAAGAAAGGTTACAGCAACTATTGGAATTACTTATCGGGAAAGTCTCATCATTTAGGAAAAGGAAAGACCACTGACAAGTACCCTCTTGTAGTGAAAGGACTACCTTATTTGATTAACGAGAAAGGCAAGGGGTATAATGTTGAGGTTGATGTGTTTAAGGTTTCAGATTCAGTTTTAAGTGCATTGGATAGACTTGAGGGTCATCCAATATGGTACAAAAGAGAACAAATAAACGTTACGTTGAAAGGTAAAAAAGTGTTGTGTTGGACTTACTTCAACATAAAAGAAACAGCAGACGGAAAAGAGTTTCAAAAAAGCTTTGTTCAAAGACCTTTTAAAAGTTTTACCTCAAGCAGTTTTAGATTAGATACACCTATCTTGTCCGATAATTATCATACCAATCTTTTTAATTCAAAAATAAATGAAGAGACTATTGAGGATGATGAGTTTAACGTAGAGAATGAGTCTCCAATATGCATATCTTGTTACAATGATTTGGAGTTTGATGGTTTCGAACATTATCATTGTGGTCAATGTTGTAATTGGTACACTACAAATGAGATTTTACAATACTATTAATAATAAAGCAATGAGATATAAAAAAGAGATTATAGAAGCCGCAGAGAGCAAGTGCTACTCAAGGATTGTTTCGCTTATCAGAGAGATAAAAGACTTAGGTCAAGACATCTTAAATAACAATATAGGAGCTATAACAATTGAAGAGCTACACCTATTAAGGCAAGGAGCAGAGAAAGAGTTACTAATATGGGATTTGTTAAACGACTCCCTTAAAAAATACAAGGATGAAACTTTATAGAATAAACACTACAGCATACGAAGAAGAGGATTTCTTCTTGCTTACAGACTTATCAGAGCAAGACATAGCAGAGGTTGTAAACCCTATTGTTATGGCAGAGCGTGACGGGTACGAAGAGTACGAGAACGAAACATTGTTAGATGCTTTACGCAGTAGGTATCCTGACAAAAAAATTACGATGATTGTAGAATTTGAACAGCTAACGTATTAGATGAGTAGCATTTGGAAATCCTTGCTTGTCGGCAATGTAGGACGTTGTGATGCTACAGGTTAAATTAGTTGCTACTCAGCTAAGTATTTTTCGGTAAATATTATACTTAGCAATCATAAAGACTAAAATCACAATAAGACTGACAGCTTGGAAAGACAAGCATTTTATTAACTTTAAATTTAATTAACAATGAAAAAAGTAAATGACATTAAGGTAAAAGACTTTCAAGTTGTATTCCCTCATAAAAAAAAGTATGAAGTACTTTATTGGATTGAAACGGGAGACGATAGAGAGTCTTTTGATGAGCAATTAGAAGCAGATACAATAGAGAAAGCTTTGTCTGAATTTAAAAATAAAAATACTTTAGCTAAAATATATAGCATCAGTCTAGTTACTGAAAGTAAATTATTTATTAAAACAGAAATATCAAGAGATTTACTAGAAAATGTGTTTGTAACAGCTATTGAAGGTGGAAGTAATTATTGGTACTATCTACCAAAAAAATCTATAAGATTAATCAGGGATGCCATATCAAAAGAAGAAGACCCATATTTAGCAACAGCTATGTTAAAGGCAGTATTAGATAAAAATGTAGCAATTCCAATACACGATGCAGAAGAATATGAACATGAGATAGGTATAATTAGCAAATATACAATTCAACATAGATTGAATAAGTTAGCTAAAGATGACGGATTAAAGTGGTGTCTTGATGCTGAATTGAGAGGAGAAGGAGATGCTGAGACTAGTGATGTAGTGTTTCAATTTTTAACAATGGGAGAATACATTTATGGCTAAGTTTAAAAAAGGAAATAAACCTTGGAACGCAGGACTTAAAGGATTACATTTAAGTCCTAATACTGAGTTTAAGAAAGGAGTAACCACAATGGAGAATCATCCTAGTTGGAAAGGTGGAGAGCAACACTCTAAGCATGACTGTACTTATATAAACATAGGAACAAACAAAAGAATTCGAAGACCTAAAAAAGTTTACGAAGATGCCCACGGAACTATGCCTAAAGGTTGGATTATATATCACTTAGACGGAGACAGATACAATGATAGTTTGGATAACTTGATTGCGATACCTCGTGCGGTGCTTGTGCGCATAAACGCAGGACGTATGAACGCAAATTATCACGAGATAAAAAAAGCAGTAGAACAATTTAAAAACAAATAAATATGGCAACAGAAACAGAGAGAGATAATATAGACCCTATTGTAGAACAAGTAAAAGAGAAGTTTACGGAACGCTCTCAGGTTGGCGTGACAAAGTATGGAACCACATTAGAGAGAGGAGACCTTAGCTTATTGGATTGGCTTAATCACTTGCAGGAGGAGTTAATGGATGCTACTTTGTATATCCAAAAACTGAAGAATGACTTAGACCAACATCCAAACGGAGTTATAATAACAAAAGAGTCTTGGGATAAGGCGGACAAGATAACGCATGAGGGATTTATTTATGTAAAATACACAGACTTAACAAGATTATGAAACGGAAATTAATTAATTTTTTTTATTGGACACTTATAATAATAGCGTTAATTTTATCAATACTAATAAATATAAACTTATGATGACAATCAAACAACACTTAAAGTTAGAGAAATCAAGCTTAAAGCCAAACAAAAATAAAATTGAAGAACTTACTAAAATACTAGAAAGAAATACATTAACTATTGAACAATGGAGAATGACAGGTAGATTTATACCTGCCGAGGAGTTTGTTCAAAATAATCCAAACATTAAAATAGAAAAAGAATGTAGAGAGATTGTTGAATATGTCGGAAAATCATTTATTCAAGTATTTGGTAAATCAGATTTTGTCTTCAAAGACACTAAAAGAAAAACACTAGATGAAGTGGAAGACAAAATGTGGATTGCCGTAGCTGAAAAGTTATGGTGCGAAAAATGTTAATAAAATTAATTAAAAAATAGACAATATATAAACATTTATTTGTATATTTGCCTTTTAAAATCAAATAAAATGAAAGAAGACGTGTTTAATCAGTATGTTGAGCGAGTGTTAGACCTGTTCAGTATAACAAAAGAAGAGTTTTACTCAAAGTCAAAAAAGAGAAACTTAGTAGACGCAAGACAATTAGTTTATTACTTGTGCGCTCAGAGACCTATTCAAATTACATACATTCAAAAGTTTATGTGCGAGAATGGTTATGATGTTGTACACTCAGTAATTATCCACGGTATCAAAGCTATGGACGGTAGAGTAAAAGAGGACAAAGATTATCAATCAATAATTAAAGAACTCGATAGAGCAGTATTTATTTAATCAAATTTAATTTATAGAAAAATGGAAAAATCAAAAACAATTTTTGAGTTATTGTCGTCCGTTAATGTGAACGACAAGGTAGAGAAAAAAAGCAACCTAACCTACTTATCTTGGGCTTGGGCTTGGGCAGAAGTAAAAAAAGTATGTCCTGACGCATCCTATCAAGTAAAAAGAGACCCTATTACACAAAAACCTTATTTTTATGATGAGAATCTTGGCTATATGGTTATGACGGAAGTGACCATAGAGGGTAAGACTTTAGAGATGTGGTTACCTGTAATGGACGGAGCCAACAAGTCTATGATGAATAAGCCATACACTTACAAAGGCAACGCTTGGATTAACGGAAAAAAAACCGAGATAGAAAAAATAGTTGAAGCTGCCACCATGTTTGACATTAACAAAACATTGATGAGATGTTTGACTAAAAACTTGGCTATGTTTGGAATGGGACTTTACATTTATGCAGGAGAAGATTTACCTGAGGTAGAAAGCACACCTATACAGGCACCAACAAGAGCACAAACTCAAGCACAACCTAAACAGACTGAGATTAAAGCTGAGTTAATTGAACTTAAAAAAGGAACAGAGAATTGGGACAAGGTAATTGCCTACGTTACAGCTAACAAATCATTAGGTATTGAATCTATAGGAAAACAGCTTCTTAGAAAATACAAAGTGACACCTGCTTTAAAGAAAGAAATCGCTAACTTAATAACACAAGCAAATGCAGATTAATCAAGTATTAGAGCTTTTAAAAGACGACAGAGAGTATTACTCAGGAATAGGTAAAAATTACTTATCAAATTCAGACATTGGAACGTTATTAAATAATCCTAAATTTTTTGGAGTACCAAGAGAAGATAACAAAGCGTTTATGGACGGAAGATATTTTCATCAACTTATACTTGAACCTGAAAAGGCAAAGGATTTAAAATTTGTTGATGCAAGTACACGTACTACAAAAATCTACAAAGACTTTTGCGAAGAAAACAATTTACCTTTCTGTATGTTACAAAAAGAAAAAGAAGAGATTGAGAGACTTGTAGGGGTTATTAATAGTAACATTGCTTTCTTCGAAGAGATATACAAGAAAGGAAATCAATACGAAGTACCTGCTATTGCAGAGATTCAAGGTATGATGTGGAAAGGTAAGGCAGACATTATTACAGACAATGCAATCATTGACTTAAAGACTACCTCAGACATTGATAAGTTCAAATGGAATGCTAAGAAGTATAACTATGACTCTCAATGTTATATATACCAACAATTATTCGGTAAACCTTTAGTATTCTATGTAATAGACAAGACTACTGACATACTTGGTGTATTTAGACCTACTGAGGAATTTATTCAATCAGGAGAAGCTAAGGTTGGTAGAGCTATCGAGGTATTCAATAAGTATTTCGGAGACAATCCAACTGACGACATTGAAAACTATTATATTGACGAATATTTATTTTAAAATTTTGAGCGATGGCAAATCACCAATTTAAACAACAAAAACAAGATGAAAAAATACGATATAATTTATGCTGACCCTGCGTGGGGATATAAAAGCAGCGGAACTCCTGCTGCAAAAAGACCTTGCTTAGATAGGGGGGAAAAACCGCATAGTGTTAATCACTATTACGATACATTAACCCCGAAAGAAGTTGCAGAATTACCTATTAAAAACTTGGCTGCTGATAATGCGGTTTTGTTTATGTGGGTTACGAATCCGCTTTTACCTGAAACCTTTGAAGTAATGAAATCTTGGGGCTTTAAGTATAAGACTTGCATAACGTGGCACAAAGAAAGAGGAAAAGGTATGGGGTATTGGTTTAGAGGACATACAGAACATCTGTTATTTGGTGTAAGAGGTAAGGTTAAAGCTTTTAGATGCTTAGAACATAACATCAAGAAAATTAAAGTTGGGAAGCATAGTGAAAAACCCCAAGAGTTTAGGGATATGATAGAACTTGCAGCAGGTCACTTAGGAGATAAGATAGAACTTTTTGCAAGACAGACTTATGATGATTGGGATGCGTGGGGCAATGAGGTTGAAAATAGCATTGACCTTAGTGAATATTACACCTAACGTTGAGTATAAAAATTGAAGCGTGTAAGTACGCAAAAATTTAGAATAAACAAATACATTAACAAACAAGCAGAAGCCTTATAAACAGCCTAAAATAGCTTTTGTTTTTATACATTGTTAGGCACAGTTAACTTATGATACCGACACTTAGAACAATTACTAGAAAATCTAAAATGGGTTTTGGAAAATATAAAGAAAAGACCGTTCAAGAAATGCTAGACCTTAGACGCACTCTTGACTTAATTTCTGCATATTATAAACTGACTTCTATAAATTACCAAGAAGATATACTAACTGAATTAAAAATAACTGAACAATACAGGATTGAAAAACCATCTGCAAATAAAGAAATGTATTATAAATTTCTTAATGAAAATGGATATAAATTAAGGTCAAGAGGGCAAGGTGCTGACAAACTTAAAAAACAAACCAAAGCCCTTTCCAAAAGACAGTTGCAAGGAATGAACCACGGTCGTTAATTGTGCCTAACAAGGTATTTGCGAAGTTGCCCTTGCAGATACTTAAAATTAAGCACAAATGTTGATGGGCAATTTTGCAAATACCTTGTTATAGGTAGTGCGGTTAATTAAGTATAAGGTTTGATACGAAGAACTAAAAAAAAGATTTTAAAAAATTGAGCGATGGCAGAAATTATTTTTGAGAAAAATAAAACATACTTAGGAGATTGTTTGGATATAATGCCACAACTACCTGATGGAATATTTGATATGATTTTGTGTGATTTACCATACGGAACAACATCAAATAAATGGGATGCAGTAATACCATTTGATAAATTATGGGAGCAATACAACCGACTAATAAAGCCAAATGGAGTAATTGCACTTACAGCTTCACAGCCATTTTCAAGTGCATTGGTAATGAGCAATCCGAAGATGTTTAAGCACGAATGGATATGGATAAAAAACAGAGGTGGTAATTTTGCCAATACAGTAAGAGAGCCTTTTAAGGAACACGAACAAGTGTTGATATTCAGTAATGGCAAATGGACTTACAATAAGCAGATGCAGGAACGAACAGGAGCAGGATTAGATAGAGTGAAGTATGATTTGAATTGGAGAAGCCAATCGGAAAATTACAGAGAGTTTGAAGGAAGGGAAGGACAGAAGCGACCTGAAATGAGAGTTCCTTCATCTTGGCAAAAATTCAACATAGATACAAGCGGATTGCACCCTACAATTAAACCTGTGCCATTATTTGAATATTTGATAAAAACCTACACAAACGAAGGCGAATTGATATTAGATAACTGTGCAGGAAGCGGAACACTTGGAGAAGCGTGTTACAATACCAAACGAGATTATGTGATGATTGAGAAGGAAGAAAAGTATTTTGATTGTATTAAAAAGAGGGAGGAAAATTTTTTAAAATCTTTTTCACCGAAAACTTTATTCGATGCAGAATAGTAGCATTACCTATAACGGTTTAGGTATGGTGCGTTGAACACCAACCTTGATAAAAGAGATTAAGTTAAAAATTATACAAATGGCTGATACAAAGAAAGAACAATGCACTATACCTGATGTTAGGTGTAGTTTTTATGAGTTTGCAAAGCAGTACGTGACCATAAAAGATGAAGAAGGAAATGAACAAAAGTTTAGTGATAGACAATTGAACGAGATTAAAGAAATGGAAGACATGATGAACAAAGGATACGAACTTAAATTTGTTCATTTACGCAGAGGCACGCAGTTACGTTGGGTTAAGAAATAAATTACACCTAACGCTGAGTGTATGGTGTCGTTTGAGGCACGAAAATGCACTATACATATTGTTGTGTGTAGTGCGGATTATTAACAATAAAACTCTTTGCTTAGCCTCAGAGGTAGAGAGTTGGTTTAAATAGACTGAGGCGTAATTTAAAATACATAGAAAAATGGCACAAGACCAAGAGAAGATTTTCGCAGACGGATTTATCTTCAAAAGAAACCCAAAAGCACCACAATTTGTAGTGGGCAGAGTATCAATGAAAGTAGAGGAAGCTATCGCTTTCTTAAAGACCCACGAGAAGAATGGTTGGGTAAATGTGGATATTAAAGAAGCTCGAAGTGGTAATCACTACATTGAGTTAGACACGTTCGTTCCAAGCAATGATATTACGGTTGACAATTACAATGCTTCAAAACAGTCTCCAACTAAACCACCGGCAACGGCAGAAATGCCTCAGATAGCAGGAGATAAAGATGAGGATTTACCATTCTAAGCCCAATAAAAAAAGGGGAATTAACGTTCCCCTTTTTTAGCTTTGGATTATGTCAACAATTTATCTCCCTATATATATATATATATTCTTTCTTCTTCTTCTTTTTTATTTAATATTATTTTATTTTTAAAATTAACAAAAAAGACAGAAGTATTAGTAATCAGTAAGTTAAGTTTTAAAAAATAACATATAAACGACATATAAATAACATAAAATGGCACATTCAGTAACCATATTTCAAAATATAAGAGATACAGATACCCCTTTTTACAGAGATATTAACGTGATTCTCAATAGAATAAAGGACGGAGCAGGGGCTACCAAGGATATTGTTAAGAAAATTAGATTAGAGAAAGATAAGTCTGAGCGTAACGAAATAAAGAAGCAGTTGCCTGCAATTTGTTTTAGTGGTAAATTTACAAAAAGAACAGATTCATCACTATCTGAGCATTCAGGTATCATCTGTTTGGACTTTGATGGGTATCAAAAGCAAAAAGAATTATTACAGGACAAGGAAACATTATCTAAAAATAAATATGTTTATTCTGTATTCATTTCTCCATCAGGAAACGGATTAAAAGTATTGGTTAAGATACCTGCTGACCCCGACAACCATACAAACTATTTTAATAGCCTTGAAAAGTATTTTAATTCCCCTTATTTTGACAAGACAAGTAAAAATATCAGTCGAGTGTGTTACGAGAGCTATGACCCACTTCTTCATATTAACCCAAATTCTTCGATTTGGGACACGATTGAAGAGCCGGAGTACGTAGAGGTTAACCGAACAAGAGATAAGGCTACAATTCCAATTACAGACGAAAATAAGATAGTTGAAATACTTGTTAAGTGGTGGGAGAAAAAATTCCCTATGCAAAGTGGACAAAGAAATCAAAACGCATACGTTCTTGCAATGGCATTTAATGACTTTGGAATAAACAAAAGTTTGGCAGCATACGTTCTTAATCAATTTGCATCAGACGATTTTAAATTATCAGAGATTGCAACAACAATTGATTCTGCTTATAAAAATACATCAAGCTTTGGAACTAAGTATTACGAAGATGAAGAGCGTATAAATAGTATTAAAGCTAAATTAAGACGAGGAGCTTCTAAAAAAGATATTAAATACCAACTTCAAGAAAGTGATTTAGATGATGATATTATTGATTCTGTATTATCTAGGATTGAGGATGAAAATGCAAAGATGACTTTTTGGACTAAGAACGACAAGGGGATTATAAAAATAATTCATGTGTTATTCAAGCAGTTTTTAGAAGATAATGGTTTCTATAAATTTTGTCCTGAGGGAGGAAGAAACTATGTGTTTGTAAAAGTTACAAACAATCTAATAGACCATACATCAGAAAAGGAAATTAAGGATTTTGTTTTGAATTACTTGATTGATTTAGATGACGTTTCTATTTATAATTATTTTGCAGACAATACTAGATTTTTTAAAGAAGAGTTTTTATCGTTGTTATCTACAATTGAAATTTATTTTATAGCAGATACAAAGGATACTTCTTATTTGTATTATAAAAACTGTGCAGTTCAGATAACAAAAGATTCAATAAAAACGATAGACTATTTGGATTTGGGAGGTTATGTTTGGAAAGACCACGTTATTGATAGGGTTTTTACTATTGGAGAAGTAACAGATGCTTGTGATTTTAGAAAGTTTGTATCAAACATTAATGGTTCAGATGAGCATAGAGTGAAATCAATGGAAAGTACATTAGGTTTTTTAATGCATGGATATAAGAACTTATCATTTTGCCCTGCAGTTATTCTAAATGATGAAGTAATTAGTGATAATCCTGAGGGAGGAACAGGAAAAGGATTGCTTATGAATGCTCTTAGCAAAATGAAAAAAGTAGTTACCATTGACGGCAAGTCTTTTACATTTGAAAGAAGTTTCGCTTATCAGTTAGTATCTGCAGATACTCAGATATTAGTTTTTGATGATGTTAAAAAGCATTTCGATTTCGAGAGGTTATTTTCTGTAGTAACAGAAGGATTAACTCTTGAGAAGAAAAATAAAGACGCTATCAAGATACCTTTTTCAAAGTCCCCTAAGATTGCCATAACCACAAATTATGCGATTAAAGGTTCAGGAAATTCATTTGCAAGACGTAAGTGGGAGTTGGAGTTACATCAGTATTATAGAAAGAATTTTACACCACAAGATGAGTTTGGAAAGCTAATGTTTGGAGATTGGAATGATGATGATTGGATGCAATTTGACAACTATATGATTCAATGCTTAAAAAATTACTTGAATACAGGATTAGTAAAAACAAACTTTGTAAATTTAAAAACTAGACACTTATCTCAAGAAACTTCTCACGAGTTTATCGAGTGGGTAGGATTGGTTGATAACATAGACAGAAGTAGTATTATGCCTTTAAATGTTAGGCTTTATAAAAATGAGCTTTATAATAATTTTGTTGAAGAGTACCCCGACTATAGTTCGAGAGGAAAGATGTCTATAAGTAGAACTAAGTTTTACAGATGGCTATCTCACTATGTAAATTACAGAGAGGATATTGAATCAGACCAAGACAGAGACCATATTGGAAGATGGATAATACTTAAAAAAATACCGTAAGTAAATTCAAATTATAATGAATAATGAGGATATTATAGAAAGAGTTCTTGGTTATAATAATTATGAAATGTGGCAGAAATGTGAACTTCTGAGAAAAGTAATAAACATATCTGTAGAAAGAAAAGAGGGTAGAGGTAAAAATGTTAGAGTCATAAAAGAACTTAAATATAATACATCTAGTAAAGTTAGAAGAACAATAGAACGAAGTTGTGAATATTATAAAAAATTACACGAAGAAAACATGGATAAAAAAAAGCAAGTAGGAAGTTTTGAAATAACTAAATACAGAATTGAGAATGTAAATGGAGAACCTAAGATAGTAATAGATATGGTAAAGGTACTAGACACAAATGGTCAGTACATTAAGTTTGCTAGTTTAGAAAAAGTAATTGATTACTTAGAAAAATATCCTGTTAAATTTAAGAAATTATGATTCAGTTTAGAGATTATCAAACAGACATAATTAATAAAGGCTCTCAAATTTTATTAGAGTATGGGTTTGTATATCTTGCAATGGAGGTTCGTACAGGAAAAACATTGACGAGCCTCGGTATTGCAGATACGTTAGGTGTAAGTAATGTTTTGTTCTTGACTAAGAAAAAAGCAATATCAAGTATTGAGGCAGACTACCAAAGGCTTTCTCCTTTTTATGCTCTCACTGTTATTAATTACGAAAGCATGCATAAACTTACTGATATTAAATGGGATTTGATTATTTGCGATGAGTCACACAGTTTAGGTGCGTTTGCAAAGCCAAACAAAAGAGCACAGCAGGTAAAAGAGCTTATCAGAATAACTAAAGCTAAAGTAATTTTGCTTTCAGGAACACCAACTCCTGAGTCTTACTCTCAGATGTATCATCAGGTTTATGGCATACCAAAAAATCCTTTTAAAGAATTTAAAAATTTCTACAGATTTTGTGATAAATTTGTAAATGTAAAAACCAAAATGATAAATGGTTTAATGATGAATGACTACTCCGGTGGCAAGGAGGAAATAATAAAAGCCATGGAGCCATTTATGATTAATTACACACAAGAAGAGGCAGGGTTTGTTGCTAAAATAACTGAGGAGGTCTTTGAGGTAGAGCTAAAAGAATCAACCTATAAGTTGATTAAAAAGTTAACAAGAGATTTGGTTGTTGAAGGAAAAGAAGAGGTTATTTTAGGGGATACTCCGGTAAAGTTAATGATGAAATTGCATCAGTTGTACTCAGGAACCGTTAAATTCGAGAGTGGTAATTCGATGGTATTGGATACATCTAAAGCAGAGTACATAAAAGAGACTTGGGAGGGTTGTCAGATAGCGATATTTTACAAGTTTAAAGAGGAGCTTGAGGCATTAAAGCAAGTGTTTGGAGACGAACTAACAACAGAGCTTAGTGTCTTTGAAGACACACATAAGAACATAGCGTTGCAGATAGTCTCAGGGCGTGAAGGAATATCTTTGAAGAAGGCAGAGTATCTTGTGTACTACAACATAGATTTCAGTGCAACAAGTTATTGGCAATCGAGAGACAGAATGACAACCAAGGACAGACCTGAGAATGAAGTGTTTTGGATATTCTCTAAAAGAGGTATTGAGCACGAGATTTACAAAGCAGTAACCAAAAAGAAGGATTATACATTAGCACACTTTAAAAAAGATTTTTATTTATGACACCAAAAGAAAAAGCAGAATATTTAGTTAGAAATATGGAATTTCAAATTACGTATGTTTACGACCCAACGGAATCTCAGGCATATGATAGTGCTAAAAAATGTGCACTAATAGCAGTTGATGAGATAATTAATACATTAGACCATCTACCGATAACATTTGGAGTAAAAGCATATTGGAAAAAAGTTAAAAAAGAAATAGAAAAATTATGAAAAACAAGTTAGCAGGGAAGCACCCCTCTTATGACAAGTTAGGTATGTCAGAAGAAAGAAAGAAAAAAAAGTTAGCATACGATACCAAGTATCAAGCTACTGAGGAACGTAAAAAGTACAGAGCAAAGCTCAACAAAGCCAATCGAGAAGCCGGTACTTATGGTAATGAAGATGGCTTAGATATGAGTCACACAAAGTCAGGAAAAGTTACAAAAGAAAAAGCTAAAACTAATAGAGCAAGAAACGGTCAGAACTCTAAAAGTACAAAAAAATGACAACAACAGACTCTAATGTATTAAACATGAATATACCTAACCTAAAATTAAAGGTTAGAAGAAGTTGGTTAACTAAGAATGATAGCGACAATTTTACTTTTGATAATTGCTATGCTTTTGCTATACAGAGCGTATCAGGAAAGATACTTACCTTTCACATAATGACAGATTATGGTATGCTAAGAAGTCGTGTGCCAATTTCAGAGTTGTTCTTTGAGAAACCTAAAAAAGATATTCCTGCAGACTTTAAACAGCTTTGGGATTGCTTTAGTGAGAATGTATCTGTTACAGAATATTTTTATCTCGCTGAAAAAAGATGCAAGGTAATTTTAAAAGACAAGTCTTTTGTTTGGGCTACATACCTATTTACAGTAGATTGGTTTCATAACCCATATAGCGATGAGCCAACTGACTATAAATGTGGACACGTATTATTGGCTGACGATGGTTATCTTTTATGTCAACCAAACAATAGAATATATTGGAAGGACTCTAACTTCATAACTAATGAGTTCCCCGTAAACCCTAAAGATTTTAAGGTTGATACAGAGCTTAAATGCGTTGAATCAGAGAGCGACAGATGGGTAAGTTCCGATGGAGACTCTTTTTATTACGATATAAACGAAATAAAAGAAGACAATGACAGAGGCTCAGATACAGTCTAAAAAAATTAAAGAGCTTGAGGCTCAGGGATACTATGTTATTAAGTTAATATTGACTAATAAAAAAGGTATCCCTGACTTGATAGCAATACCTAAAGATTCAGATGTCTTGTTTGTGGAGGTAAAAGGACCGAAAGGCTCTATCCGTCCAATGCAAGACTATAGGATTGAAGAACTAAAAAAACACGGAGTTAAAGTTAAAATACACAAACCTATTTAACGAAAACGTATAAGATACGTTGCCTTTTTCGGCAATGGATTTTATACAGTGTTACCTACTGTACTAAAAAAATGATTTATGACTGAACCTAATATAGAATTACTAAACATTGATTGCTTGCACTACTTAAAGCAATGCGAGGATAAACAATTTGACCTTGCAATAGTTGACCCTCCTTATGGTGTGCAATACGCAAGAGGTAAAAATGGATATGGCAATACAACAAAGAATTTACCTAAATTGACTGATGTTGATTGGGATAAAAGCACACCTACTGACGAATATTGGCAAGAATTATTTAGAGTTTCTAAAAATCAAATTGTTTGGGGTGGCAATTATTTTGCTTTACCTGTAAGTAAGTGTTGGATAGTATGGGATAAAATAGGTGAGATGGAACTTAAAAACCCATTTGCAGATTGTGAACTTGCTTGGACTTCTTTTACTAAAGTTGTAAAAAAGAAAACAATTAGACAACAAGGATTTATAAAAGACACTAAAGATAAGGTTAGAATACACCCAACTCAAAAACCTACTGAACTTTATAAATGGGTTTTGGATAATTATGCTGAACCTAAAAGCAAAATACTTGACACACATTTGGGTGGCGGAAGCATTGCGATTGCTTGCTATGATTTAGGTTTTGACCTAACAGCTTGCGAGATAGATAAAACTTATTTTGATGGTGCAAGCAAAAGGCTAAAAGATAGAAAAAATGCACCTACCCTTTTTTAGTATTGTAGGTAATATACGGCTATGAAGCGTTGCCGATAAATACGCTATAACTTTCAAATAATAACTAAAATGAGTAAAGAAAACGAACCTTTAGGAAAGCACGAAAACGGCAATGAATTTATAGCCGTTGTTAGCACACGTTCTTTCAACAAATTAGAAATGTTAGCAGAAGATTTAGAATGTGTAAAAATGTGGTTAGATGATAAAAAAGCACCGAAAACAGATAGTGATGGAAATGAATATAGTGTTGTTGGAAGAATACAATGTTTGTTGAATGTGTGCCAACGTATCGAGGCGAAGGTTAGTTGCCTATAAACACTAACCATCAAATTATAACAAGACCTTGCAAGGCAATTAACTTTAGCTATTGTTAGGCACTTTTAATTATGGGAATATTAATAACAATGCAACCGTATAAAAAATTCTTTAAAAGATGGAAGCACAAACTTTTTGAATGCCCTACATTTTGGAAATCATTATGGAGAAATATGACGTTTAGAAATGCCTCGTTTAGTTGCCCAAGATGTCATAAACATTACCATTGTTATTGGGATGGAAACGATGTAACAGGACACGGCATAGACTATTGCAATAAGTGTGCTAAGGAATTAGAGGCTAATAATTAGTTGTCCCAAAAAGTAACTAAATTGGAGACAGAATTAAATAAAAAAAACAACATAATGGAATCATTAAAAAGAATAGTAAACGATATTTTTCTAACAGACTTAGATGATAAGTCAAGGATTAGAAAAAATGTAGATGCAAGAAAGGCTTATTCAAAAATATTAAGAGACGTTGGATTTTCTTTTCAGTATATAGGTAATTCAATAAATAAAAATCACGCATCAATAATACATTATTGTCGTTCTTGTGATTATCTTTTCTTATATGACAATGTTTTTCAAAAAAAATTCAACTTGGCTAAAAGACAGTTTTTATTAGAAAACAATAATTACAAACCAACATCAAATGAAGACATATACACCATTGCAATACAGTTAAGAGAAGAGCTTGACTCAGTGTTGTTTGAAAAAAATAAAATGTTAAATGATTTTGTTGACCATTTAGAGAATCATGTAATAGAAAAAGGATATATGCCTAATATAGATTATTGTAGAAATAAAATATTACCATTGTTTAGCGGTTAAATTTTAAATTATGGAAGAGCAAAAAAGAGCCGAGAGAATATCTCGAAGAATAGAAGAGTACCACGTAGTACTTACGGACATCTATGAAAAATTAGTTGACCGAGAATTTAAGTCTGTCCAAAAGGACGCTCAGTTCTTAATTATGGAATTACGCTATATTTTAAAATCAATAGAAGAAGATGACTTTTGAAACAGAACAAGATTTAATTAGAGAGAAAAAAGCGATTCAAACTTTTGTTAGTATGTTTGGTGGCTCTTTCCAAAAACTCGACCCACACGATATTGACTACAAAGTTTTTGATAAAAATGGTAAACTAATAGCTTACGCAGAGGTAAAAGGCAGAATTAGGACAATGTACAATGCCTACCCCCTTCCGGTTGCCGCAAGAAAATTAGTAAAATTGACTGATAAAAGATTAACTCCTGTGGTTATATGGGCTTGTGAAGATGGTATCATCTATGGCAAAGTAGATAAATTAAAAGGAGAAATCCGATGGGGCGGTAGAGCCCCACGAGACAACTCTTTCAATGATGCAGAACTCATGGTCTATTATGATAAACAAAAAGAACTAAAGTATATAAGATACTCTTAATTTTTTTTCTTTTTATAGCTATAAGATTTCTTGTAAGTTCCATCTTTATTCTTTTTTCTTTTTATAGGCTTAGTATATCCATACTCCTTATCTTTTTCTTTTTGAAGTTCATCTCTTAGTAATTTACTAGCAGCTTTATCCTCTTTAGTTAGTCTATTCCATTCTGATTTAGGTCCGAAGTTCTTAATCCAAAGAGGTTTATTGTATCTTTTTAAGTCAGAAACAGTCTTGTATGTAACTCCTTTTGATTTGTCAACAAGGAGTTCATTTTTCATTTCTTTAAGTTCTTGCTCCTCTAATTCATAAGAATCTTTTATTTGAATTTTTTCCAATAATTTCTCTGCAGCTTCTCTTTGCTTAGTGTTTTTAGACTTAGAAATCATATCTTCAATTATCTCAATCTTTCTATCCTTTGACTCCATTTTTTCAATTGAAGGTGCTTTTTTCTTTGCAATTCTAACAGCATTTCTTCCAACAGTAGAAACCTCAGGAGATGCTAAACCTGTAATGTTTGCTGCAAGTACAAATGGAAATAAATCACTTAATGCTTCTTGGTCTTCTTCTGATATTACTCTCGTTTGCCCAAAATCATTTTCATATTCTCCTGTAACAGACATAGATAATATATTCCAAATTTCCTCTCCTCTTTTTGCGGCTATACCAAAAGTACCTAATCCATCAAGAGTGTTTTGTTTCTTAGATTCGTACAATGAAACTCTGTCTTTCTCTGATATATCCAAAGCATCCTGAGTTAGTTTAAGAAAATCAGAAGCTGTATTTTGTATAAGTTTATCAGCAACGGGAATTGGAGAAAAAATATCCGTAACTGTAGAAGTTAAAGCTCCTTTTATAAGACTTTCTTTTCTTTTTTCTTTTTCTTCATCATCATCTCCTCTTCCCATTAAAGAAGCTGCTGCAGTTGCTAAAAGTATAGATATAGATGCTGATAATGCTCTAAATGTAGCCATCTCTACAGCGTATCCTGCTAAAGAACGTGCAGCAATTTTTTTATCTTCTGCAGTTGAAACATTCCAATATTGTAATGTTCTTAAATCAGAACCTAGTCTTGATGCTTGATTCATTCTAAAACTAGCAAAAGGCATAAATATTTTTACGCCTGTTTGAGCAAAAGGATTTCTATTAGCAAATAAACTTCCTGCTAGGTCTGTATCTGAAATATTTTGCTGTCTATCTACCATTCTTTGAGCATAATCTGCAGCTTTTTTATTAACCTCGTGAGTTTGATAATCTATACCACTAGGCTCTATTCCTTGTTGTTTTAATGATTGCTCATAATATGATTTCCAAGAAGATACAGCTATCCAAACATCAGGCTTTACTAAGAATAATTTTAAATACTTCTTATTGGCATCATCTATTAGTTTTAAAGCTTTTTCTCCTTTAGATTCTGCAGCTTGATTTACAAGACTATTTATTGAGTCAATATCAGCTTGAGATTCTACACCTCTATTTGAAATGGCATATCCTGTACCATTAAGCCAACTCATAAAATCAGTATTTGACATTGCTGAAAAATCAATACTTCCTTTGTTATTTATAAGTGTATTTGCGATTACAGGTAAAACTTGTTTCAAAGGCTGAGTAGGTCCTGCTAATGCTTGTCCAACTCCAAGAGTAGCGATTTTATTCAAGCCTTGCATCATTTTCGAAAACTCATCATTAGAATATGGATTTTTATTTCTAATGTTGTTAATGTATTGCTGAACTCTACCTATC